AATACACATCAAACGTATATGGATTAGGATCACATCCAATATAATGTGTAGCGTTTGATGCATAGAAACCAGCTAGTCTATCACCCCAACCCATAGATGTATCAAGTACTGTCTTGGCGTCTGTCATATTGTAAATGACCTTGGCAACTATAGGCTTAAACTGTGTTGCAATGTATGTACCTAAACGTAGGACTTCCATCACACTCTTTTCACTTAAATCTCTTGTACTGTTTACCCCTCGCCACAGTCCGCCGATAGATGACCATATCTGTTTTGCAGTTCCTTGTTCCCAAACTTGTGCTGGTGCCATGTAACCATACGACCCACACGCTAAACGTAAATGATTCATAAAATAATCACTACATAAATTATATACTGTAGGACCGTCTATAATGCCTTGTCCGCACGTTTGATACTCGTATTTGTAGTCATCATACTTTTCTATCACTTCATTATCTAACTGTTCTTGTGGTGTAATGAAATTGGTGTAGTCTACCTTCTGAAGTTTACGAAAAGTATCCACCATATCGCTATACTCCATTTCACGAAACGGAAACACTGGTCGCTCATTGGCTACATACTCAGCTATGGTCCATCTAAATTCTTCCTTACCATACTTCTCAGTACAGTGTCGGAACTCACCTTCATTCAAATAGAAAAAATGATTAGCCAAATAATCATATAGTTCTTGTATCATGCGAACAAATGCTCCAATGTTGTTTGTGTTCCATAACTACGATCTACGTTCCACCCAATCTTTTCCAATATAAACGTCAAGGGCTCCACGAAACTCTTATCAAACATTATATCATAGTTTATCATATTATGCAAGTCAAATTCTTTCGGCAATGTTGTCATAAATGAAATAACATTAGACTGATATGGGTTAGGTGTTCTAATCTGAAGAAACTTTATCTTCTCACCCTCTTGTATAAGTGGATACTTATGTGTTAATTTCTCTCGTTGGAGAATATAATTATATACCAATGCCCCCTTAACGTGCATTGGAGTACCCTTTGAAAATATAGTCGATGAATTATAATATTCTTTCATATTATTACACGACCTCGGATAAGCAATACTCTCCGGAGGTAGCTTCATAAAATTCTCACGAAAAGCTTGTATAAATGTATTCAATGTTATCTCATCTTCATTAATGATAATCTTCAAAGCAGACCTAATCATTTCTCTACATGGTGCCGGCGTCGATGACTTCACTGCCTCGATACCCATCACCTTAATCTGTGGCTCGGCGTATCTCACACCTTCACTATCATGCACATTAAGAATATATCTTTTCTTAGCAGTCCAGATACCTTTATCAGCGATAACTTCTCTAGCCATTTCCATCTTCTGTTCATATGCATTTACATACTCTGCCAACTCCTCATAACACTTGGTGATGTATGGTTCAATCTTTTCTTTAGCTACCTTATCTAAAAAGTCTACAGGGTTCTTGGGATTAACTTTAGAAACCAACTCATCAAACCGAACATAAATCGAATCTGTATCTGATGCTATGATATAATCTATCTCTGTAGTTTCTAAAAGTTTATTAAGATACTTATTTACTTTGTTTTCTATCCACCTTATAGCTAATTGTCCTGACGTAGTAACTGCTGTAGCCATACGTCTATCATAATATCTAAAGTACTGATTACCAATAGCACCATAAGCACTATTCAATGCAATCTTTCTTGCCAGCTGTATGTTATTATATTTTGATATCTCATTTAGATATCGTTTATCTTTTGAATCTTCAAACTTCTGTTTAGCTTCTAATGACCACTTCTTAAACTTAACTCGATCATTATACATTGTCTCCATCATATTCGGAAGAAATCCCTGAGCATCAGTTCTAAATCTTGCTCCATTAGGAGTTACGGTGTGACCATCTTGAGAAATAGATACCGTTTGATTTAACATTTTATCTACTGACACATCACCATTACCCTCAACAGCCAATGTTTCTGGTGAAATATTATACTGCATAATTAAATGTGGATACAAACTATTCAAGTCAAACGACATCACCCAATTGTGTAGCCCTGTCTGTGGGTCTTTTACATAAGCCCCTTCATACTTGTCATCTTTCTTAGATATCTTCTTTCGTGGTATAACTATATTCTTTTCCTTTAGAAAATTATATATCAATACATCCCACACCCTGATGGGAGAATATACATCAACTAAATTTACTTTAGCTTCATAAGCCAGAGTCATACACAACTCAATCAGCTTCATTCTATCTTCTAACTTATCAACGAGCTCTACATCTTGAACATTATAATCTACAAACGATTTATAATCTTTTGTATACCACTCACGGAAAGTTTCATATGGGTTTGGATCTTTCTTCTCGCCCAACTCTACCTCGGCGATATAATCTAACCGATATGATTCTCTATTAACATAGGTAAACTTACGATACAGATCAAGATAATCTAGTATAGAAACACCTAAAAGATTATATTTTTGTGCGGCCTGGCCATACTGACCTTGTTTAACAGTATCTTCTTTTACTATACCCCACGGAGATAATTTCTTGAGTTCCTTTTCACCCAACAATCTTGTAATACGATTACATAGATATGGTATATCAAAAAACTGGACGTTCCATCCAGTTACTACATCGGGTTGAGTTTTGTGCCAGAAGTGTACAAACTTTCTTACCAAATCTAATTCATTTTCACATTCAATATATCTTACCTTATCATTTTCATAAGGTCCAATACCCCATACAATGATAGCTTTATTAGAATGATTTTTGACAGTAATACACAATAGTTTCTCATCTGCCTTTTGAGCATCTGGAAAACCATTCTCACTTTCTACTTCTATATCAAGAGTGATAAGAAGTAATTTCTCCATATCCCAATTTATAAAATCAGGATATCTATCACCAATATAAACATATTGAAAAGCATCTAAACCATGAACAAGATCAGGAGTATTCTGATGCATATTTAAAAAGTCTTTAGCGTCCCGTATAGATTTAAATCTAACCGGCTCTACATTTCGACCTTCTAAAGTTTTCCACTTTGAATTCTTGCGAGATTCTACATACAAAGTAGGTTCAAAAGTAACTCTACGATTTACCCGCTTGCCATTATCAAATTCACGAACTAAAAGCTGGTTGCCGTGTTGAATTACATTAATATAAAAATCGCTCATAGTTATAATTATATCACATTCTAGCCTTTAAGTAAAGTCTTTGTATCAACTTTAACATCAGGCACTACTATGCCTGAACCGAATATCTGATTATAATTATTAGCTATATCCTTTACTACACTAGACATTACCACCAACCAATCTCTAGGAATTTCAAACTCTGATTGCTCACTAAAAGGCATCCAAGGAGCCATTCCCATCTGCATCTGTTGGCCTTGGCCACCCACAGGCATTAACATCGCTGGATTTTTAATGAAAATATATTCCGCACTCTCTTTAGTGACTTCACATATAACATCTTCACCTGACTTCAATCTCAATAATTTCAAATTCATAATCTACTCCACTTGTTTTTTACCAATATTATATTTTGTCTCCAAAATCCAATCATCCTTTTCTCGAAAGGATAAAACTTTTATCTGGGATAGTGGAGCTCTCTGCTCACTACTCCCTATAATTTCTACTAGATCCCAATCCTCTAACAATCCTGCTATAGTGTTCCTTCTCTCCAAATCATTAATAGATATATTCGTTGGCTTACCGTCTAAGGCAAACAACTCTTTAAAATGTACTATGAAATAACGACCTTGTTTGTGCAGGATATGACATGATTGGTATAACTTTCTCTCTTTACGAGAGGCAACTCCAATGCGGGAGAGGGTTTCACGAACTTTAAGAAAGTCATCTGCTTCTTTAAGTTTCACCTCTAGCATCAAGTCAGCTGTCCACTCTAACTCCTCCATGTCTACCACCTCGATTTATTATATTTTTTATGTGTTCAATTTGTGCATCATCTAGTATGTCAAGTGCTTGTTTTGCTTTTTCATTACTATAGCCATAATATTCTTTAACATACTCAAGATTTTTAATCTTACTGGACCTTAACCACTTACTAAATCTTTTTTTAGGCCTTATACTATTTAGAAAAAATTGAAACTGTAGACGCTTATCAAGGTGATGTAAGCGATTCATCTCATTCACATACAGAACACACTCAGAAAATGCTGACAAAGCTTTATTAACAATGAATGCTGGGTACTTCTTTTCCCAAAAGACATCTTCATCTGCCATCAAATCTTCTTTCTTATGATTGATTGCGTTTAAATAATCTTTTAATTCATACATAATCTTCTCTATTACCCCACTTCATATTCTCATATCTTATTTCTGATTTCACATTACCAACTAACCAATTATGTCTCCAGGGAGTCCATCCCCTTCTTAAATGTTTTATAAAAGCATCTGGATGTGTGTACACCTTTACCCCCGCTCTCTGCAATCTATAAGACAAATGATGATCAGACGCCCTGTTATTTTTATGTGTATGTAAAGGAAATTTTAAAAACAATTCCCTCTCTGCTATAGTCATAGCAAAGTTTGCCATGGCTGTTCGTATAACTTGATCGGGTGGTAAAGTATTTACCCATGACATAGATTGCCATTCTGGATATTCCTCTCTTTCTGGGCCTTCACTATATTTACATTCTGGAATCCACCCCAAACATATTGTACTTTCTGTACTATAATTTCCATTAGACATTATATGCATATTCATCCAGCCAGTAAAAACTTCATACTCTTTCATCTCACCATACTTTAAAATAGTATCAGCTGCTTTCTTACTCACCACACCATCATCACTCATAACAATATAATGGCTATAATTTGTTTCCCTGATAAACTTATTCATTTGCCACACAACTTGTGGCTCTGTAAAAGCACGAAACCACACCTTAGGAATATCTATATTATGTTTAAGTGAATTAATGGACTCGTCTATCTGACGAGGTTGCATAATCATTAAAACTGGATCAAAGGTCATGTAACTTTACTAATTGGGTCCATCTAGCAGTTTCTTCTATCAAGTCATACTCATCTACATT